TTGTTGACGGTGATTTTTGGAACAGGAGCCATCCAAATATACGGCACTTTTTCCAAAATGATTATAAATTTCTTGTAATGTGTCTGTAAAGTTTGTGAATATAATTACCTTTTTTTCTTGCTCAATTATATTTTCAGCCAACTCAATTGTTGATTTTACTTTTTCATTCGCAATAACCTTTCTTACTTTCATTAATTTACCAAACTGAATGGTAAGTGATGATGATTCCTCTTTGTTTGAATTAAACCAATCATAATATTCACCCATCATATCCTCATATTCTTTTGATTTTAAATTAAGATATACTGGAGTTATTATTTTTTCTGGCAAATCCAGTACTTCTTCTTTTAACCTTCTTAAAATATGTGATTGGGTTCTTTCTCTTAGTTCATCCAAGTTTGAGGCACCGGTGACATTCCAGACTTTTTTCTTTCCAACATTGAATTGAAATCCATTACAATATCTTTTTGCGTAAGCCATCCAATTGACCGATACCGGACATTCAACAAGTTTTAATAAGTTGAAATAGTTCATTGGTCTGGATGTCATTGGGGTTCCGGTTAATAACCAAACACGTTCAATTGATGATGCGATATCATTTACTATTTTGGTTCTTGCCGCCTGGGGGTTGGATATCATATGGGCTTCGTCCATAATAACCAAATCAAAATTGGCTTTTAATATTTCAGAATTTTCTTTGTTTTTTATGTCGTGGAAGTTTTTTAAAATATCATAATTTATGATTACAATATCGTACTCGGTTGAAAATTTCTTACCTTCCGAAATAAAAATTGATTTGTCGGAATATATCCTTATTTCTCTTTCCCAGTTTAGTTTTAATGATGCTGGACAGATTATAAGTATTTTTTTTGCCCCAGATTCTAACACCGCAACCACGGCTGACGCTGACTTACCTAGTCCCATGTCGTCCGCCAGAATATACTTTTTATTACCAACCAGTTTTTCAATTGCCACCTTTTGATGTTCCATTGGTGGTCTAGAAATATATTTGGAATAATCAACAACAACATTTTTAACTTCGTTGTCCTTTATAATGGCGGATTTTGGTATCCAGAAGTCATGTAAGGTTTCACCACTGAATATTTTTCCCCAAATATGATACGACTTATCTTTTTCAACCAACAACTTCTCAACATATATTTCTGATGGTTCTTTTGTGTACATTTTATCTTCCATCATTTTTTTTCCAAAATAGGAATCCAATTTAACCCATTTTTTGGCAACCTTGGGATTTCTACCGTGGAAATTAATTATATACTCAGCTTGTGATCTTGTTGGTGTGAATGACTTACTATTTTGTTTTTTGTTTTTTAACGCTAGGATATAGTTGTTTGACCCAATATATTCATCAAGTAATTGGAGGGCTCGTGTCTCTGGAGTTTTTGAAATTAATTCTTCCATTAATTAAAAATTAAAATAATCAATTTTGTTTTAAAATCAACTTTTAATTAACTTGGATATATTTATAATAAAAAATAAATTTAAAAAAATTATAAAATGAAAAAAATAATTAGATTAACGGAATCAGATCTTACAAGAATTGTAAGACGAGTTATTAGAGAATCTGAGGAGGAATCTTGGACTGATGAAGATCAATCTGAGTGGGACGACATTAGATCAAAAGGGCCATACTTAAAGGATTTTGACAATGATATTTCAAAATGGGAACCAGAATTTGAAAAATGGAAAAACAATCCAAGATACAAAGAATTAGGTGATAAAATGTCTAGAACTAAACATAAAAATTCATCACTAGACACTACACCAGAATTTGGTTCTTGGTCGGATGAAGAAGAAATGGAATATCAAGATATCAGATCTAAAGGTCCATATTTAAAAGATTTTGATAATGACGTTTCAAAATGGGAACCTGAATTCGCAAAATGGCGTAACAACCCAAGAAATAAAGAACTTAGTGATAAAAGGGTTAAAAGAGATAGAAGTAAGTTTAAATAAAAAAAATAAAATGGTTATATTCCCCTCCCTAAAAGAGGGGTTTTTTGTTTTATAGATATTTATTAGTATGACACAAAATAGAGTACCTATTACGAGGTTAAATAAGTTTTTTTCTGCTGCGGACTACGAACTTGAGATCTCGCTTGGGTCCGAATGGATGTACGGAGACATGAACTTTACCGTTGTTTTATATAGAGTGGACAGACAACGCACAAATAATGATGATGTTTATGGTGAGGCCCTTTCTTCCGGAATTCAATTTATGGCTCCGATTGAGGTTAAAGGGTTGGTTAGGATTGACACACCAACAAATACGGATTACGGTTCCTCAAGAGTTTCACAAATAGAACCGGGTAATATGACATTTAGTGTTTACCAATCACATTTAGATCAATTGGCTATTGAAATTTCATTAGGTGATTATTTGGCCTATTACGAAACCGAAGATAGAGTTAGGTATTATAGTGTAGTAAATGACGGAAGGGTTAACTCCGATATGAAACACACTTATGGTGGTTATAAAAAATATTATAGGACAATAATTGCGGCTCCTGTAACAAATGATGAATTTAACGGAATATAATGGCTTTCCCAAAAAAGATTAAAAAACATTTACCTTTGGTTCCAAAAAAGTTTGGTACGGAGAGGCGTATGGAATTAATTGAAGATGTGACAGATAATGGCACGTATTTACCGAAGGGTGTTTTACATGCTGATTTGGATAAAGGTGTTTTGGATTTTGTCAAAGAAAGATTAAAACTAGTTGTGGACGGAAAAACAGTACCGACAGTTGATAAAATCATTACAACACAAAGTTGGTCACAATTTACTGAAACATGGAAATTTCAAGATTTGGATAAAAATGTTTCATTACCTTTTATAATTACCGTTAGACAACCTGAAGTTATATATGGAAAATTTCAAGGAGGTGCCGCAAATATTCCGGAACGTTTAAGGTTTTTTTATTATTCAGTTCCAACTTGGGATGGTGATAGGAAAGGTGTTGATGTGTATAAAATACCTCAACCCGTACCGGTTGATATCACTTACAATGTTAAAATATTTTGTAATAGAATGCGTGAACTTAATGAGTTTAATAAAATTATGATGCAAACGTTTACATCAAAACAAGCGTACACTCAGATTAAGGGTCACTATATGCCGATGAAATTGGCGGATCCAACTGATGAATCCGTTAAAGAAATTGAAAAAAGAAAATATTATATTCAAAATTATAAAATAACTCTGATGGGTTTTTTATTGGATGAAGCCGAGTTTCAAGTCTCACCCGGTATAACTAGACAAGTTACAATGTTTGAAGTTGATCCATTAAACAAATCAAGAAAGGTAAACATTCAACCACCACGACCAGATACGTTTGACTTGAATTTATTATTTGTGTCCGGTAATACACAACTTAGTGAAGTTTTTAGGTATACTGCCGATATTAAAATTCAAAACACAACAAATGTTGATACTTATTCTGTTTTTATAAATGGAAATTTTGTTGGTTCGGATTTGGAAATAATTCAGATTAATGATGGTGATACCCTAGTCGTTGGGGTAACCAAAACAAATCCATTAGAAGAATCTACCATTAATACAATTGCACATTTAGTGACCTAATTTTTACTCTCCGTAAATATCTTTTTCTTTTTGACAATTTTTCAATATAAGTGATTCCAAAAACTTATATATTTTCAAACCTTTTTCTTCACAATATTTTTTGAGAACTTCGTGAGTTTCTTCTGATATTTTAAGATTTTTAATTTTTTTCATTGTTTTAATGGTTTTTAAAAAGGAAGAAAAAAATCTACCTTTTTTCTACCCTATCTTAAATAATTATGAGTCAGCGGTGTTTTTTGCAAAATTTCAATGTATTTATATTAAAATAAATGTTTAAATTATAATTAATAATGGCATCAACTAACAAAGTATTTGTATCTCCAGGTGTTTATACATCTGAAAGAGATTTAACTTTTGTGGCTCAAAGTGTCGGTGTTACAACTCTAGGACTTGTAGGTGAAACTTTACAAGGTCCGGCGTTTGAACCAATCTTTATCACAAATTATGATGAGTTTCAAGTTTATTTCGGTGGAACAAGCCCCGAAAAATTTGTTAATACTCAAATCCCAAAATATGAGGCGGCATATATTGCAAAATCATATTTAACTCAATCTAACCAATTATTTGTAACCAGAATCTTAGGATTGTCTGGTTATGACGCGGGACCATCTTGGTCAATAACAACAATTGCAAATCCGGACCCGTCAACTGTAAGTGCGACAGGTATTACTGGTTCTCAAACTTTAACTTTTACAGGTACTACTGGTACGAGTTCAAATGTTGTGTTTACTGGTTTACCCGCATTACTTAATGATTTGTTTTATAATACTTACACCACTTTTGAAGGTGGTACTTCATCATTAAACGCCGATTTACAATCTTTTGTTTCAACACAAATTAATAATTTTGCAACGATAGGTTCCGGAGCAACTGGTGGTAACGCATTATTCTGGGGCCCTGTGAGTTCATCAACATTTAATTCAGTTACTGGTGTAACCGTATTTTCAAATGCGGTATCTGCAACAACAAATGTACTAGGTGTTGACTCTTTAATACTTGAAAATTCAACATTGTCAAGTGAAGTAAACGATGCTTGGTATTATGCTTTGTTTGATTATACAAAAGTAGCTAGTGTTGGTTCATATTATGGTTATGGATTTGGTGTTGCTTTAAGTAATATTGGAACTGGTACTACAGTGACTGAATTTACTGGTACTTGTACAGTTTATGGTACACAATACACATCTGACCCATACAGCGATTTCGATGATATGGTAGTTGCTACTTTAAGATCAAGAGGTATTACGACATATTCATCAACACAACACGGACCAAGATACGAAGTATCGGCAACATCTGACGCTTCAATGGTATGTGCTGGTTCTTATTCCGGTATTTCAAAAAATCCATTCGGTACGTTTGTAATTAGTGGGACAACATTTGACAACGACACATTTAGTTTTGAAACATCAATGGACTCGGCAAGTACAAATTATTTATCAAAAGTATTTGGTAGAAGTAATTTTGGTAAAGATAGAACTGAAGTTCCTTTATTTGTTGAGGAAGCTTACTCAAGTTTATTATTAAATGGTTATAGAGACGGTAAGGTTAGAGGTTTATATTGTGACTTCATTGAACTTGATAGTGCCGAATCATTAAATACAGATTCAATCGGATTCTATTTGGAACAATACCAAACACCGGAAACTCCATTTGTGGTTTCAGAATTAAGAGGTAATAAAGTTTACAAATTATTTAAGTTTGTATTGATTTCTGATGGTAATGCGGCAAATAGACTTGTTAAATTATCTATTGGAAATATTTCATTTGCTAATGGTACGTTTGATGTTTTTGTTAGAGATTTTTATGACAATGATCAAAATGTAAGAGTTATTGAAAGCTTCACAAATTGTTCATTAGATCCAAACTTAAATAATTACGTGGCAAACAAAATTGGTACTTCAAATGGTGAATACCAAGTTAAGTCAAAATACATTATGTTGGAGATGAGTGACGAGGCACCAACCGATGCTTTACCTTGTGGATTTGAAGGATATGTTATGAGAGAATATGCGAACGCAAAATCACCATACATTATTTACAAAACAAAATACTTACAACCAGGTGACGTTATTTACAACCCTCCTTTTGGTTCAACAAATGGTGGTGACAATCCAGTTATCTCAAATGGTGAAAATCCAAGAAGGGCTTATTTGGGTATTTCAAATATTAGTGGAGTTGATTATGATTTCTTTGATTACAAAGGGAAAATAGTCCCACCTAATTTAGGTACTGACACAACCGGCCCACAATGGGGTTATTTAACACAAGGATTCCACATGGATGTAAACGCAAGTGCTGTCACAATTCCAAATAGATATGTAACTTCTGGAAATCCAGCATTTGAAGTAGGTGTATCATCATTTAATACAGAACCAGAAGATTCTGACAATGCTTACTACAGATTAAACACAAGAAAATTCACAGTATATGCCTACGGTGGTTTTGATGGTTGGGATATCTATAGAGAAAATAGAACAAATGGTGATCAGTTCGCTTTAGGTCAATCTGGTTATAAATTTGGTGCTGAAGCATCCATCACTTATCCTACCGCATCTGGTTGGGGTTCATTTAAACAAATTAGTGGTCCAAACCAAGAAAATTGGGCAAATACAGATTACTACGCTTATTTGTGGGGGCAACAAACTTTTGCTAACCCAGAAGCAACAAACATCAATGTGTTTACAACACCAGGAATTGATTATGTAAATAACTCAAACCTTGTTGAACTTGCAATTGATATGGTTGAAACTGATAGAGCTGACTCAATTTACATCTGTACAACTCCTGACTTCAATATGTTCTTACCGACATATAGTGATGTGACTGAAGGTTTAATTTACCCTCAAGAGGTGGTTGACAATTTGGATAATACTGGAATTGATTCAAACTATACTGCAACTTACTATCCGTGGGTACTAACAAGAGATAGTGTAAATAATACTCAAATTTATTTACCACCAACTGCTGAGGTAACTAAAAACTTGGCATTGACTGATAACATCGCGTTCCCTTGGTTTGCATCTGCTGGTTATACTCGTGGTATTGTTAACGCAATTAAAGCACGTAGAAAGTTAACTCAAGACGATAGAGATACACTTTATAAGGGTAGAATTAATCCAATTGCAACGTTCTCAGATGTGGGTACTGTAATTTGGGGTAACAAAACTCTACAAATTAGAGAATCTGCTCTTGACAGAATTAATGTTAGAAGATTGTTGTTACAGGCTCGTAAATTGATATCTGCTGTTGCTGTTAGATTGTTGTTTGAACAAAATGATGATAAGGTTAGACAAGACTTCCTAGACTCAGTGAACCCAATTTTGGATTCAATCAGAAGAGATAGAGGTTTGATTGACTTTAGAGTTACAGTATCTAACACTCCAGAGGATTTAGACTCAAACACATTGACGGGGAAGGTGTACCTAAAACCGACAAAAGCACTCGAGATGATAGATATTGAGTTCGTAATTACACCAACTGGTGCTTCTTTTGAGAACATTTAATTCAAAAAAAAGAAAAAAAATAAATGGAAGGGGAGTAATTTACTCCCCTTTTGTATATTTATAAATAAAAAAGTATGGAAATCTCAAAAAAAATTATTGTTGAGTCACTTAACTTAGATGATAAAAATAACAAAACTTTTTCATCTAAAAAACAAAATGTCATTTTGAGTGAATCACAATTGGAAAATTTATTAAAAAAACTAAAAAAAGATGAACATAAAAAAACACGTTCTTAACGAAATTAAAAAAAGAAACCAAACCATTAAAGAAGGTATGACTGAGGAAGGTACTCCGGACTCAAAATATTATGCTTTTGATTGGGACGATAACATTTGTTATATGCCAACCAAAATAATGGTTTTGACTGAAAATGAAGAAGAAGTAGGTATGTCAACTGAGGAGTTTGCTGAACATAGACATCAGATTGGCGTTGAACCTTTTTCATTTAAAGGGACGACAGTTGTGGATTATGCGCCAAGCCCTTTTAGAAACTTCAAAGAGGAAGGTAATAAGAGATTCATCATTGACTCAATGATTGCAAGCCCTGGACCATCCTGGAATGATTTTGTGGAGTGTATTAATGGTGGTTCCATCTTTGCGATTATAACCGCTAGAGGACATAATCCAGAAACATTAAAAGAAGCGACATACAACTTTATTATTTCAAATCACAACGGAATTAATAAAAACACATTAGTGGAAAATCTAAAAAAATATAGACACTTCGCTGATGATACCGTAAAGGAAAATATTAATTTAAAAGTATCTGATAAGGAGTTGATTGATGAATATTTAGATATGTGTAGATTCCATCCGGTAACTTTTGGTGAAGGTAGTGCTGCAAATCCAGAAGAAGGAAAAATAAAAGCACTTAGATCATTTATTAATTATTGTAAAGATTTGGCTCAAGAAATTGGAAAAAAAGCAATGTTTAAGAATGATGTTGAGAATCACGAAATAATCCCTTTTATTGGTTTTTCAGACGACGACCCAAGAAATATTGAAAAAATGAAAGAATTTTTATCAAGTGAATATGAAAAAAGTCCTGTAAGAACTTATTTAACTAAAGGAGGAGAGAAAAAAGAAGTTTAATATTATTTATTAGTTAATTTATATATAAAGGATAATTTTAAACTAATTGAAAGTAAATAGAAAAAAGTTTTAAGATTAAATAAAACTCATTTTAAATAATAAATTTCCACAATCATAAATTTTTCTAATTCCCCTTTCTTCCATAATTTCGGATTCACTTTTATTTTTATCAAAACCCAAACTCACCAACACATCTTTCCTATATTTAAATCTGGATTCCCTTTTCTTACTAACAATATAATAATAATTAGGAACGGTTTCCTTAACGAAGGAGAACCCCAATTTTTTATATAGGTTACCATCACTCCATCTTTTATCTGCGTAGCTTATTATTTCTTTTGGTGATTGATCCGAAATAAATTTCTTGAGTAGTTTAGAAGCTCCACCAACAACAATATGGTTTAATTTATTACAGAACCGGAGTAACTCATATTCATCGTTTTTACTTTGTTTGAATCCAAGGTTTAGCCGTTTTTTACCAAAAGTCATAATGGATACCAATTCTGAATTATAATAAAGACCCAAGTTAAACTTACTACCAACGGGGCCTTGTATGTGATTTTCAATTAAAAATTGAGTTTTTGTTTTTGTGTCAACGTATTTTATTTCACATTTTCTTGCAAAAATACGTGTTTGAGTTAATCCCAACAATGTTTTAAGTCTACTTTTTACGATAGACGAGTTATATGTCCACTCATCTTCAAAGATATGTACCAACCTTATATTTAATTTATTACAATCCTTAGTTTTATTATAATGGTAATTATTTTCTATAAATTTATCGGAATGCCAAAATAATCCATTAAATTCAATGGCCAAACTATAATCTGGAATAAAAATATCTAACTCTTGACCTTTAAGTAAGGTTCTGTCACCCTTAATGTATTTAATATTTAATTCACCTAAGAATTCACAAATTTGTTTTTCTTTTAATGATTTTAATTCGTTTAACGGGTTATCCATTAAAACAATTTTTCTTTTTATAAAATCAACAGTACTTAAACTGGTATTTTTTCTAACTCTTTTACGTCTAACGTTTGGTAATTTCAGAGGGGACGACACACCATATTTTATAAGATTTGTATTTTTTATTTTTTCTTTTGTTGAATCAAGTTTTGCGATATGATTTACATTATGTTTTTCTATTGTTTTTGTTTTAATATAATCTTTATCTTTAAAAAGATTGTCTACACCGTATTTTTCTAAATGAGTTTTTTTTATTTTATTTTTAATCTCATCAGAACAAATTGGAGCGTTACCTCCATATTTTTCATTATTGGTGTTTTTAATTTTTGTTTTTTGAATTTCATTTTTGTTGGAACATACTTTTGAACAATATACCCCATAACCTTCTTTTAAAGATCTTTTAAATTTTAGTTGAATATTACAGGTCGGACATACTGGTTTGTTTGGTTCTTCATTAATAAAATGCCAGATTTTTTGTATGAAAGGTAAGTCGTTTAATTCGTCGTTGCTGTAATCAATAATTTCAAAATATATATCTGGATAATTTTTTTTTAAAAAGGACTCTTTAGTTTTGATACCGTTTTTATTATTTTCTATAAAAAAATTAATTAAATCCATTTTTTTTTACTTTACAATATATTTATGAGTAATGTGAATTGTATAATTTACAAATATAAACATAAATATTTAAAAAAACAAGAAAATGGCGGATTTATTAATGAAAATGCCCATACAATACGAACCGAAAAGAAAAAATAGGTTTATATTGAGTTTTGATTCTTCTTTAGGTATCAATTCGTGGTACGTAGAAAGTGCAAGTAGACCAAAAATTACAATAGGATCAAAAGAGATTAAGTTCTTAAACACTGAAACTTATGTTGCTGGTCAATTTAAATGGGACCCAATTACAGTGAAATTAAGAGATCCAATCGGACCATCAGCGGCACAAGCTGTTATGGAATGGGTTCGTTTACACGCCGAATCTGTAACTGGACGTATGGGTTATGCTGCGGGTTACAAAAAGAATGTTGATCTTGAAATGTTGGACCCAACAGGTGTTGCTGTTGAAAAATGGATTTTAGTTGGTTGTCAGATAACTTCTGCTGGATTTGGTGACTTAGGTTACACTGGTGATGATTTGGCCAATATTGATATGACAATTCAACCAGATAGATGTATTTTAGTTTACTAAGATAGTTTTTTTCATATGTTATAATTTAACCCACCTCATTGGTGGGTTTTTTGTTTACATTAATTATGTTGGTATTATTTTTTAAACAAAAAGTATTATGGAAGATGAAGTAAAATATGGACAAGATAATTTTTCGCTACCTCACGACGTTATAAGTTTACCTTCAAAGGGTATTTTTTATAAAACAAAAAAAGAAGCCGTTAAGGTTGGGTATTTAACCGCCAATGATGAAAACATATTAATGGCACCAAACGTTAGTAGAGATGGAATAATTTTTTCATTATTGAGACAAAAAATATATGAACCTGGATTTTTAATTGATGAAATGATTGATACGGACGTACAAGCCGTTTTGATTTTTTTAAGAAACACCGCGTTTGGACCTGAATATAATTTTACAATCACAGATCCGGCAACCGGTAAAAAGTTTGATGCGACATTATTATTAGATGAAATTAACTACCTTCAACCAAAACATACACCAGATGAAAATGGTTATTTTAGTTTGAAACTACCTAAAAGTAATACGGATGTAAAATTAAAACTATTAAATATTGGTGAACAAAGGGAAATAGATAAATTAACTGACCAATACCCACAAGGCATGGTGGCTCCGGTAATTACTAAACGTTTGGAAAAACAAATTGTAGAATTAAACGGAACCAACGATAGATTAAAAATTGCACAATTTGTTAATCAATTACCGATATCTGACTCCAAACTTATTCGTAGTTTTATGAACGAATGCGAACCTAAACTAGATCTTGAAAGAAAAATTATGACCCCGTCTGGAGAAGAAGTGATTGTTAACATCACTTTTGGGGTAGAATTTTTTCGGCCTTTCTTCTAACTATAAGACAAGTCAATTAGACGAAATTTATTATTTGGTTAAAATAGCCAACTTTACCTATTCAGATTTACTCAATATGCCAGTATATGAGAGAAAGTATTTTGTTGAAAAATTAATCAAAGATTTGGAAAAACAATAAATATCATATTTATTTAAAAAAAACTTATGTTTTGGCAGACAGTGAATGAAACCCCCGAATCAGATCCATTGAATTTTTCAAATGTTATTGGGAGTACTGAATTTATTACCAAAATGGGGGAAGCTATTAAATCAGCTTTAGACCCTAGAATCACTGAGAAGTTTTTTTTGAAATTAGAAGAAGATGCTAAAAAAGCTAACGCATCAATATCTAATCAATTTACCGGAAACGTAAAAGTACTTGAAAATTTAATTGTTGGATTGTATGAAAAAAATATTGAACTTGGATTTCAATATAAAGATACTGCCGACTTTCTATCTTCGATGGCCGGAGAACTAGGTCGTGTTGTACCACTAAGTGAAAAAAATACAGAACAAGCCATCATTTTGGGTAAAGCGATGGGTGTATCCGCTGCTGAAATGGGTAAGATGTATGGTAGTTTTGCCAGTATGGGATTATCTCAAGATGTAGCAACCGAAAAACTTACAAAAACTTTTGATACCGCTAGAAAGTATGGTATTGATGCTGGTAAACTAACCAAAACGGTTTCTGAAAACATATTTAAAGCTCAAGCGTATGGTTTTAAAGATGGTATTGATGGTTTAACAAAAATGGCAGCACAAGCCCAAAGACTTGGTATTAGTATGGAAATGGCTCAAAACGCCGCAGAAAAAGCTTTTGATCCGGAAGGTGCGATTGAGATGGCATCTTCAATTCAAATGTTAGGTGGTAATATCGGAGCATTAGGTGATCCATTTCAATTAATTAATTTGGCGCAAAGTGATGTTGGAGAATTACAAAATCAAATAGGTAAAGCGTCAGCGTCTATGGTTGATTTTAACAAAACAACAGGTGAGTTTAGTATTTCTCCAGAAATGAGAAGAAATATGAAAGAAACCGCAACTGCTATGGGCATATCAGCTGACGACTATATGAAATCAGCCATAAAATTCAAAAAAGAACAAGAAATATTTTCAAGAATAAATACTGAAGGTTTTACAGAAGAACAAAAAAATTTAATTGGTGCTTTTGCTGAAATTGGTAAAGGTGGTGAGGTTAAAGTTAGAATTCCGGGTACTGACCAATTACTGGATGTTAACGAATTAAAAGATAACTCAAAGGCAATGAAAGCTTTAGAAAAAGCTCAAGAAGATGCTGGTAAAGATGCAAAACAAGTGGCTTTAGACCAACTAAGTGTATTAAATAATATAAACAATTCATTAAGAGATATTTCTTTGCAAGGTGTTAGATCCGCTTTAGTTAGTAAAGGGGGTGAACTTTCTTTAAAAGACCAAATTATTGAAGCGAATAAAATACGAGCTGAAGAAGAAAAATTCGGTTATGATAAACTAAAAGAAGGTATTGGTAAAGTTGTTGGTGCCGAAATGGAGGCATACGTTACTACAATTCAAACAGTAAATAATACATTGGTTGGTGCTTTAAAAAGCGAAGAACTTAATAAGGGTTTAAATATATTTGTAGAAACAGCTAAAATTGGTTTTAAAACCATTGAAGGTGCGGTTATAGTGTTAGCTGATGTACTAAAAGGGAAACCAGATGTTGCGTTAGAAGATTTAGAAAAAACAGTTTCAAAAATTAAAGAAGATAGTAAAAAATTATTAGAAAATACTGGTATGGAACCAGAAAAAATTAAAGAAAAAGTAGATAATCTGGGTGTGGAAATAGACACAAAAAAAATACAAGAGATAACTCCAATTTTAAACGAAACAATACAAAAAGATATAAATGAAATATCTAAAATTGAAACAAAAAAAGAAGAAAAAATTAATACTCTTAAAATAGAAGGTTCAACTGATGTGAACCTTAAAATAGAATCAAACGACAGTTAATGAAAGATTAAGTAAAGGTTACTCCGAAAAATTAATCAACGCAATAACTACCGGTTAAAAAATACGAAATTGTCTATTTATTAATAAAAGAAATAAATGGAAAGTCCTTTATCATTTGACTCAACAGAAAATTTTAGAAAGAAACTACTTGTTAGAAATTTAAAACCTTACAAGGTTGAAAATGGTTTCACATCAAATGATATTGTTGCGCCAAATCAATATCAAATTGTTGATTATTCAGTTATTGATAGTCCTAGTGTTGAAGTAATCGGAGAAATTCAAGAGAGTTCACTATATCCACTTAACAAATACGGACCACAAGATAAAACATCATATGGTAATACCGTAAACATAAATTTAAATTTAAACACTCAAACAAACTTTGGTGAATATGATTATTCTGATTCATTTGGATCCAAACTTGAACTAAATGGAAACATACAAGAAAGTTTATTATACATCAAAAATTTGTATGGACCTACCCAGTTTGGAACATCTTATGGTGATACTGTAAATATAAATAAATTATATCAAGTTAATACTAACCTTGGACTTTACGGTTATCCAAATTCTATCAATTCAAAATTAGAACAAATAGGAAACCAAAAAGAAATTGATTTAATTGTTAAAAATGTATACAAACCACAAACTAATGATTTTGGGTCAACCAAGTGGTCAATTAATGATGACCTTAATATTGTTACAAATGGTAATGGCGAATATACAATTACTGACACTATTGGTTCTAGATTGGAACTACTTGGAAATCAGTATGAAATATTAAACAAAATTAAAAATGTTTATAAAAATCCCGGTGATGATTTCGGTTCAACCGTTTATTGGATTAATAATGATTTAGTTATTAATACGATAGGTGAGGGACTTTATTCAATTACGGATACACAAAACAATTTATTGGAACAATTCGGAACCCAACAAGAAATCAATTTAAGGATTAAAAACAAATATACACCAGACAACAACAATGATTATGGTCCAACAAGATGGAATATTAATAACGACAGGGTTATGGGTTCAAACGAAGGTGAGTACAATTTTAGTGACACAATTGGAAGTCAATTAGAAAAAGATGGATTAATTGAACAACACGACGCATATGTGGTGAATAGATATGTACCAGGTGATGGTTCATATAAAGTATTAACCATTGACGATGTACAAATACAAACAACTAGTCAAAGGTATTATAATTCAGCACAATCTTTTGTTTTTGTACCATCAGAGTATAGTCCATTAAGTATATTAACAAGTAGCGACCCGTCTGGTTCAAACGGTTCCTTATCACAGGATTCGGCATTAGCGAATATCGGTGCAAAACAATTACAAAAAGAATTTAAATTTAGGGTTGCCTCTGAGTTACTATCCGAAACAATAGGTAGAGTAAATAACCTTGAATCAAGTATAGATCCGGATAGTGGTGAAATATCAGTTAAACCAAAATCAGACCCATTTAATGCTGCGGGTATTATTAGTGGTAATGTTCCACTTTTAATTAGAAACTATAAAGTAACATCACCAGATACCGCTATTGGTAAAGCAATAGGGTTTGCCGGTAAACTTGCCGGACTTTATTCTCCTTATTCTATTATTCCAGATGAATATTTTGACTATCCTGAAAAAAGATTATTGAATCAATTGATTGAAAATCCAGTCGCCTTGTTAACAAATACCGTAATGGGTGCTATTAGGAGTATAACATCAAAAAATATCAGAAGGGGTTCTGATTTGTTTTTAGCTTACACATCACCAGCAACCAGAGATTTATTATGGGGTCAGTTATTTTATAATGAGTTTAGACCTGACTATAGGTTAAATTCATTAAGAAACCCAAATTTATTTTCACCTAAACCTAATTTTTATGTCGGTACCAGAAAAAATTCAATTACCGATATAATCTCACCAGTAACAGATTTACCGGAATATAAAAATGGTAAAACATTAGATTCGGCCGTTTATGGGTATTCTGATGTTGCAAAAGAATATGAAGGTGACACAATATCTAAAATATTTTTCGGATTAAATACGAGAAACTTTTACGATGGCAACGTTGCAATTACAAGTAATTTTAGTTGGTCAACACAAAAAAGTTTCTTTATTCCAGGAAGAAAAGCTGGAAGACAAGGTAGGCAAGAATTTGATTCTTCATCTGTTTTTTCATCTGAAATTAAAAAACAATTTACGGATTCCGAATCAACAAATTATGATTTTAAAGAAGGTTCTTTACTTGATATAACCCAAAAAATTGTTGATGCCGGATCAAGAGACGGTGTTAGAAAATTGGAACATGTTGGAAACGCAATTAATCAAGTTGCAAAAGTGTTTAATGATGGTTATATGGAAATCACAAAAGGTTCACGAGTTATTAAATATGTAACAAAAAATTCAATTGATACTAGCGGTAAAGAATTTGAAGGACTTGAATACTGTAGATTATTCACAAAGGACACACCATTCTACACGTATGGTCAGTTACAAAAAACCGATGGCAACATTAGGAAGTTTGGTTATTCTGTTTTGGATAACACTTACAATTTGAACATTGCACCGATGAATGATAAAAACGGTCAATCAACAAATATTGTTGATGGTCGTGTTAAAAAATATATGTTCTCACTTGAGAATTTGGCATGGAGAACATCAAACAAACCTGGTTTTACTGTTGATGATTTACCGGCATGTGAGAAGGGACCAAATGGGGGAAGGATAATGTGGTTTCCACCTTATGACTTAACGTTCTCCGATGAGTCCAAACCGGATTTTGAAACTGTAAATTTTATCGGTAGACCAGAACCAATTTACACTTATAAAAATACATCACGTTCTGGTAGTATAAGTTGGACAATATTGGTGGATCATCCATCCATATCAAATTTATTAATTGATCAAGAGTTAAAAAGTGTAACACCAGAATCCGAAGTTACCAAAATTATGGATTCATTTTTTGCCGGTTGTTTAAAATATGATTTATATGACTTGTCCAAAAAGTTTGTTCAATTTTCACCTAATGACATTCAAGATGCTATTAATTTTGTTAAAACAAAAGAGGACGTACAAAAAGTTTTAAAACAAACACCGCCGAGTCAAACAACAAGTGAGGATACTACACAAAGTACAATAGATGAGTTAAATGATAAAAATAAAGAATATTTTATGTTCTTTGAAAACGACTTACCTAAAAAAGATACGGACAATGATTTTGCTTATTGGTTTAATGAATATAAAAACAACAAAACAAATTACCAGTCAAATGGTAAAGATAAAATTTTTGCTTATACAAAAACTAATTTAAACCCTGGATTAAAACCTATAACCCCACAAACCTTACCAAACACTGAACCTGATTTTTCTTTAAAGGAATATATAGACACAAGAGATGGTTCATTGACTGATTTTTTTGAAAATAGTGTTGAAAAATCACTAACAGTACTTGATGATTTTATAAGTAAAATTGGAAAAGTATTAGATTCCGGCGGAAAGGTAACATTTAGTTTACTAGGTTCCGCAAGCTCAACTAACAATCCCGCATCAAATTCGTCACTTTCTAAAAGAAGAATTGAGTCGGTTAAAAAATACATTTTAGCCAAAACATTTAATGGTAAAAAACTAGAAGATTATTATAAAAAAACCTTAACAATTAAAGAAGAACCAAAAGGTGACACGTCAACAAACCTAAAAGACGAAAAATTAAAAGAAATTGATTGTTCTTTAAAATTTGAAAGACCAGACGAAGAAGGTACTTATTCAATTCAGGCGATGGCTTGTAGAAGGGTAAAAATTTCGGACGTACAAGTCAGTCAAGTGGAAAAACCTAAAGAAGAACAACCAGAAAAACCTGAAGGTGAAATACCAAACATATTGGCTGCGGATGTGGATAACACAGAAACTAACACACCACAATCAAACAATTTTAGTGAAACAACAATTAAGGACACACCACTTTATGCTGGAATGACCAAAAAATTAATAAGAAATCTTTTAAGTGAATGTAACTATTTCCAAATGTTACAAGAAAATAGTCCGGTAATATATGACGGAATTAAAAAAAGATTCAAACATTTTCAACCTGCATTCCACTCAATAACCCCAGAAGGTTTAAACGCTAGACTTACATTCTTACAACAATGCGTTAGACCGGGTGACACCATACCTACTGTAAAACAAACCGGATCAGGTAGCTTGACTTTAGATTATCAAGATGCTTTCAACAGTGTGTTTGGGTCCCCACCAGTATTAGTGTTAAGGATTGGTGATTTTTACCATACTAAAATTGTTCCAGATAGCTTGTCAATTAAATTTGATAAAGACGGACTTTATGACTTAAATCCAGAAGGTATTGGTGTCCAACCAATGATTGCCAGTATTACACTTTCATTTAAATTTATAGGTGGTAGTGGTTTAGCCGGACCTATCTCAAAACTACAAAACGCTTTATCATTTAATTATTACGCAAACACTGAAATGTATGACGAACGAGCAGATGTTACTGAACCATTAAATGAAAAATATGATAGTGAGTTTTTTGAGGCGGCAAAATTAAATACACCAACAAACCCACAAATAAAACCAACAAATGAAATTGGTAATACGATTGGGGATATAAAAACATCACAAGAATTATCAGACGGTACTCAAACAGGTACTATTTCTTATGAATCCAAAATGAAAGATTTTATTCAATTAACAAAAACATACACTTCAAAAGTGTATGACACTCTAAAACAAACGAATGAAAAACACTTACTTGGTGGGTTGTATGTAATTAATACGGATAGAAAGTACCAAAATGGTAAATATTATACTAACGATGTTAAAATTTATGGTAAAAGTAACAATTATCAAGATAAAATAGATTTGTTATTTTCTAAAATTAAAGACGATATTGACTCAGGTCAAATACCAGTATTGGGTGGGTTAAACTCACAAAATTTTACAAATCAACAAAAAACAAAAGTTAAAAAACAACTTAAAAAAATGGTTGATGAAAAAAAGACATTATACCTTTCAGATATTGATAACAACAATAATTCAATAACCCAAGAAGAACTAAATTTAGTTAGTATAACCGACAAACTAAATTTTGTAACAAATGCAACCGATGGTTTTATAAATAAAAAAGGTAATCCAATTATATATAACACATCCGGAACGACGCAGGTTGACGTATCCGACACATCATACCCAAATACACTAATAGAACTTCAAGGTGATTATTTAAAAATCGCCGATGATATGAATCAATTTATAACAAAACTTGAAGAGTACCAGATTATTACAACTTCTGAATCTACTACATGGAAAAATAATTTTTCTTTTGACTTGTTGATTGGTGATAGCGTTTACGAAAAAAGATTTAATATGGTTTTTGGTATTGACGTTATTACAGATATCGGTAAATTTATTGATACAATAGTGTCAACACTTAATACGGAAGATAAACAACCATGGAAAAGTTTTATAGCGTCAAACTTGGGATACGATTTAAATACAAACACACAAACGTCAGACCAACAAATATACTCACAATTTAAAAAACAAAAAGATGAAGTTGATAAAAGATTCAAAAAGTTTTTTGATGAATATTATAATAATAAATTTACAAACTACAACCCTTATAACAAAGATAAAAAAAGAATTTTAGATTTTGCAACACAAGTACCAATTACCCCTACAAGTGAACAAAATCTTAAAAATTTAAACTCATCCGTAAATAGTACCGACGATAAATTTAATCTTAAAAAAACATTTAAGTAATGCAATACTACGATAGATATCAAAACTTTTTAATAAATGGTCAACAAACGGTCGTTCCATACGTAAGTATTGGTAGTAGGACTACAGATCAGAGATATGTATACATTAAAAACAAATCACGATTGGATAAAATAAGTTTTGAGAAATATAACACACCTTATTTCGGTTGGTTAATACAAATCGCTAACCCGATTTATGGTGGATTGGAATCTGAAATACCTGATGGATCCATTTTAATTATACCATTCCCTTTAATAACGGCATTGAAAGACTACAAAAGTGCACTAGATAATCATATTTTTTATTATGGCCGTTAATGATCCAACAAAATTTAGACAGATATATAATTTAGAGAACCGTTTGTATGTTGAAGCGGACTATGAAAATATTATACTAATTGACCCAAATAAAGTAGTAAATGGTGGTGGTACTATTGAAGATAGGTTTGTCCAGCAAGAAAATCTTGTTATGTATGCAAACCTTGAAACCAAAATAATCCCAAGAACTAAATTAGCAGTAGGTGATAGTTTTGATACACCGGTTAATAATACTTCAATCGCCTCTCTATCATCAAACGATGAGGATTTGAATATTAATTTTTTAAAACCAAAAGGAAAAAATTATTTTGATACCAGTTGGTCCGATGATTTTACAGGGAGAGGTTCAAGACAAGGACAAGGAACCAATCAAAATCAACAATATTCAGTAGTTGAAAATGGTATTAGTAAAACGAAAACTAAAGTTTTAAATTATGAAGATACCCAAAACCTAGGGATTAAAAATATTACAGTAAAAATTTCATCAATTGGTGTACCAACAGTTGATATGTTATTGACTGACGTTAGAGGTCGTGCTTTGTTTGAACAAGGTGACAACTCAATTTATTCAGTTTTTTTTAACTTACCATACCCAACGTTTTATTTAACACTAAAAGGTTATTACGGTAAAGCTATAAGATATCAATTAACACTTCTTTCATTTAATGCTAAGTTTGACCCAGGAACCGGTAATTTTGATATTACATTAAAATTAATGGGTAGAAATAGTGCGATACTTGCCGATAGTATTTTATCATTCGCTAAACATTCCCCAAAAATGTTTACAACTCAAGTCCAAAAACAAGGTAATACATCATCTTCAACACAGACTGGTAATAATAAAACACAACTATCAATTGAAAATGATACTGTTGGACTTCAAAAATTAAGAGAAGTTTATTCGGTATATAAAGAAAAAAAATTAATAGATAAAACCTTTCCTGAAATTACAATGGAGGAGTTTATTTATAGGGTAAATAAGTACGAACAATCCATTCAAGATAAAATCAAACAGGGTGATTTTAACGTAATAAATGATATTAATACGTATCAAACAACTTTGAATGACTTGAGACAATCAATTTATGTAAATTCAATAAATGATTTTTTGGACACGGGAAGAAGGTTAGTGTATGACGGTGTAATTTATTACCCATATTCAAATGATTGGAAGATACAAAAAAAGAAGAAGCTAGAAATAGGACTAAAAGTAAATTTGATGAATTAGTACAAAAATTAAAACAAAACCCAAGTTTTGGTGAAAGTGGTACGTACATATTACCAAGTTCCACAAAAAATGAAAATTCTAAAAACAAACAAAACACACAGTCTGGTAAAATTGACGTAAAAGTTAAATTTGATGATTTGTTAAAAGAAATTGACTATAACGTAATTTCAAATGATGATTTTAAAACAACATACGAAATAAATTTTGGTAGAACCCCAAGTGATGAGGAACTTCAAAAATTTATTTTGGAATTTAAGAGTTTTAATGTTACGACACAAACAATCATTAATTCAAAAAAAGAAATAGAACAAACACTACCTATATATTACACTTTTGGTGAAATACCAAATGTTGTTAACAGTTTTAAAACCGATTCGTTTTTAGACTTAGTTCAAAAAATGAACTCAGACTTAACTACAAAAAGAAACAGTATAGAACAAGCACTAACTACCGCGTTGTCCGAAATGATAGTTGACAGTGACGGTGGTTTAGGGTTTCAACCAACAATTAGAAATGTATTTGCCGTTTTATTTGCCGGACTTGATGGTTTTTATAGGATGATGGAAGATGTACATACAAATGCTTGGAACCAAAGAAAAAACCCAACAAGATTAAATTCAATATTACCGCCACAAAAACAAAACGTAGGTGTTGACTCATTGGGTGTGGTTAACGGGAGTTTCCAGTTAAACAACGAAAATACGGTTTATCCATGGCCACAATATTTTGAGAAAGAAAGACAACAAGATGGTACTGAATTATACACAATTAAATATCCGGGTGATGCCAATTCATTAAGTGTAACACAAGGTTACAATAATACAATATGGCCAGAAATAGCCTTTACTGAGGAATTCATTAACGCTTCACTTCAAAAAAGCCCACCTACTGTACCACAAAGTACAAACAACCCGCAAAGTAATACTGAGTTGATGTCAGTAAACCCAATTGAATTTCCATTCAACGACACACCATTTTTGAATAAAACTGAAGTGAACTTTTTGTATGAAATTTTTGAAAGAACATATTTGGCTACACACTACTCAAACATTGAAAGAGGAAAATATAAAGAAAGTCAAATTGATAAAATCTTAGCGGATATTGATGCTGAAAACATTAAAAATAGTTTAACTAATTCACCAAGTTATACTTTGACAAATATATTAAAAAATTTCAAACCAACATACAATCAGTATTTGGAATACTTGAAAAAAATATCAACAGAAGGTACAGGTGAATTCTGGACAAATTATACTAACTCAGAATATAATACGGGTTATATTAAAAATTATTTTAACGAGTACAATAAAATTTATAGTATTGATACCCTAAATGGTGTGTCACTCTCAGTTGGTGGTAACATCCAATTGATTGATAAATTTAAAACTTATTTAAATAGTACTAGTACAGAACAACAATATGTTCTAGATCCTTACCCATTTAATAATCTTAACTGGTTAAAAAATAATTTAGAAAAGGGTGATAGTTTTTTAAGTACACAAGATTTTTACAAAACACAAACATTTTCATATTTAAATGATAAAAAAACAATCGCTAGACTTAATCAAACTGAAACATTAAATAATATTAATTTATTTGTGAATAAATTTGGTTTCACAAATTACAATCAATCATATATTGCGGATCAAACAACTAATTTACCTGTTACTTCTCGTTTTTCATTAAAAAGTTTTTTTACAACGAGAACACAAAAAGATCAGTATTTTACAGAATCATTTGTAAATTATGGTCCTTCTTATTCTGGGAATGTAACAAGTATTCAAACAACGTCGTTATTAAATACACCATATTTTATTAATGCACTACAAAAAGGTGTTGAACTAGAAAAAACAAATAATCAAAACCCTTACGTTAGTTTAGGTTATTTATATCTTAATTCATTACCACTTATCACAACAAAAGAAAAGATTAAAAAAACCGAAAATGGTTTGGAACCCACCGATTTGGATTATTTAGCAGCAACCTTCAATAAATTCTCATCTATCCATCAATTACCATATGTTTGGGTTTTAAAATATGGTTCAATTTGGCACAGATATAAAAAATATATTGATGAAGGGATTGACATTTTAGATGATATCTGGAAAGACTTTGACTATACAACAAACTACGATCCAATTACAAATAACATAACTACCAGTTATTCAGGAAATTGGGTGGGTAACATCGTATTACAATCATCAACTTTAGTACCAAACACGACAAATACAAATGATATTATTACAATGGGGTTTTATCCAAAAGTGATTAATGATGTTTTTAGGTGTTTTTACAAAACAGACCTTGACATATTACAAAACCCATCCGTAACGAATTTTCAGAATGAAAGTGTAGAAAATGGTTTAGTTGTCTCAAACAGTTACACAAGAACTTTTTTACCTGGGTTTGATTTAACAGATCCAATAAGACAACTTACAATTAAAAATTATTATCAATTTTTTAAAACACCAAATGGCGATACTGACAATTATCTTTTGGTACCTAGTATGGGTGGTTTAAATATTAACCAAGCGGAATACGAGTGTTTTAATGATTTGGATAAAATCACAAAAGAAGTATTTAATAATAATGCACTGTATAATGGGTCGGTAAGGTCATTGTGGGGTGTTTCAAACTTTGGTTATTTTGATAATAGTTTGATAAAAAAACCGAATTATAATGAATATTTAAAAACTATTTATACCGATAATACACCACAAACACCGTTTGAACTTAAAGATAGTCAATCCACTTATTCAAAAATTGATGAAATTTTTGCGGTGTTTGAACCAAAAATATTGGATGAGTTTGAAAAGTTGTTTTTAAATTTTTGTAACCCAAAAGATGTGATATCTGATATGGTTTTGTTTGGGGAACAAACACAAGCAACAACAGATACACCGGGTAAAGTAAAAAATGTTGGGCAGAAAAAATTATTGTACCAAATAGAATCTCTTTATTTATTACCAAAAAATTCAGTCACATTAACAAACCAAGAAATTTTGGATGGAAAATTATTAGCCGAAGCACAAACCAAAAATTTTATGGCTAAAGTTGTTGAACTTTTAAATTTTGATTGTGTTTTGAAAATGGGAAATCCAGGAAACTTCAATAGAAAAACCTTTAACTATTTTAGTAGTAATCCAAATTTTAAACCTATTAGTTTTTCTCCATTACCAAAATATATTAGTGGAACCTTACCAGGTGACGGTGTTTTGACAGGTCCTAATGCTTTATTATTGAGTCAAGCTGCAAATGGTTTAGAATGGAAAACACTTAAAAAATACATAGGTGATTTTGATCAAACAGGGATAAAATACACAAATAATGGTTCGGCAATAACTTCATTTTTTATTGACAACGACATAGAGTTTAGTGTTTCAAGTATTGAAACATTATACCCACTTATAAGATTATATGCAAAAGAAAAATTAAAAGATAGTACCTTTAACAAAATTAAATTTATTCAATTAATTAATAGTTTTGTTGTTGAACAAAATACTTTTAATAGTTATGTGTTAAATGAAATAATATCTTTTTTAAATAAAAATTTAGAAGAAGTTAAGGTTAAAACAAATGTGGTTAATAGTACCACATCTGGGAACGTTGTTAAGTTGGAATATTATACGACATTAAAGACAATGAACGATAAGTGGATTGCCGGAAGTGATTTTAAAAACAAAACGATTTTTGAAGATTTCTTATTTTTTGATAGAGCAAATAGGGATATTGGTGATCAGTTTACAATATCAGTAAGTGATTTAGAAAGTTTTTTAACAGACCCAAATAAAAATTACTTAGACCTTGTTAGTAAAATACTAGAAAAAAATAATTTCATATTTTTTGCTATGCCAGCATACGTTAATTTTTATGGGATTCAAGAAGCGGTGAGACAAAATACTCCGATACCTGTTGAAATACCAAATTCAATGTTCGGAACCTATTTAGATGTGGATTATATGGACTCACGACCTAAGTTTTTATGTGTATATGTTGGTAAACCATCGGAACATGTCGCAAGTGAAGCGAAGTTCGTTAAATTTAGGGATGATGCGTTTGACTTGAGAAAATATGACAACCCTATAAGTACATCGTATGGGCCTGAGACCGATTTTTCCAAAGTCAATAGAGTTGTTGGTTTTTCAGTTGATTACGGAACCCAAAACCAAAGTATATTCAAAAGTGTCCAACTTGATATGTCAGAGAAAAAAAATACGGCAGAGTCTAACAAATTAATAACACAACTTGGTGAATCTGCTTCTGGTAACAAAGTGGCTCAACAAACGGTATCATTATATAGTATTTATAAAACTAGATCATATACCTGTACAATTGATTGTATGGGTGATGCTATGATCCAACCTACGATGTATTTTAATTTAAGACACGTCCCATTATTTTATGGTCCGTATTGGATTATGGAAGTCAATCATAGTATTAGTCCTGGTAAATTTGATACACAATTTAAAGGGGTTAGGATGCCACTATATACTTTACCTAAACCTAATAGTTTACTTGAAGCTGTAGAAAAAAATTATGTTAAGTATTATAAAGATTTGATAATACAAACCCTTAAAACATCGGAAACACCAGTAGTAACAAATTTATCTGAAACTATTTCACCAAAAACTCCTGGAGCCATTAAAGGTAGTGAACCAGAGTGTCAAAAATTTGAACTTGAAAAATACAATACGTTACCATATGTTGACCTAAAAACCACACAAATAACTGAAAATGAATTATTTGAATTAGTTTCAAATTCATCAATAGATGCTGTTTTAAAACCGTTATACTATGGTATTGTTAAAACACAACCACTTAATTCAATTGATAAGAATGTCATAACATCATTTAATTACAATTTATATGGTAGTGGAGCATTTAATGATTATACAGACTCTATATTACAACTAGTGACTGGAAAGGTTTGTGCGACTACAACTATTATTACAACACCGTACCCGTATTTTAATTTTAATAGTTATCAAGATTCCTTAGACTTCTACGCTGGCGTTACACAACAATACGTTGATTATATTAATACATGGGTGAATAATAGTACTGAGTTAACACAAGCCAAAAAATATGCTCAAGCATATACAGTATTTACGTTGTTCTGGGATCAGACGTGGTATATAAAAGATGGTGGAGGTACCGGTTTTTACACAACATTACCTAAACAGTATATTGAGTTCAAACAAAGGTACGATGAAAAAATAAAACCACAAAATAAAAACATTTATGACGCTTATTTATCATATATGAAAAAATACGAGACCGCGTTTAAGAAGTTTTTCAATTAACGATATATTTATATAGAAAAAACGTTATGAGTAATATTAAAATGTTATTGGATAATTATTTGAGAAAGGATACAAGAGTATCTGAAAAACAAATAGACGACAATCACAAACAAGTATGTGACTTGGATACCGGTGATTGTTATGTAATTAGAATGAAAGATGGTTTGATTGAAAGAGTGGACAACACAATGCAAACAAACAGAACATTAAGAGTTGAGACTCCAGCTGGTGTTAAAACACTATTAAACGGTTAATAAAAATTAAAAATGAGTTTAGATAGAAAAATATTGGAGGAATTAAAAAGGTTCAATCAGATTAATACATATGTATTAAATGAACAAGAACCACCGGCTTTACCACCAGTACCAGAACCTGGTTTAGCGGATACACCACCAGCAACCGACACACCACCACCAACACCAGGAGAAACACCACCAACGGGAACTGAAGTTCCAGAGCCAGTTGATGTGGCAACAGATCCGGATGTTGAAGAAATCGGAGCCGAGGAAACAACACCAGAAGGCGGTGAAGAAGAAATTGATATTACAGATTTGGTTACAACCCAAATGGATATTAAAGATAAACAAGAGGCGTTTATGGATAGTATGTTCAGAAGGTTAGACGATTTACAATCAAAACTGGAAGGAATGGATGAAATATTAAACAGAATTCAAAACCTTGAGTCAAAGTTTGATAAATACAGAGACAAAACGCCAGAAGAAAAATTAATGTTGAGATCTCTTGATTCGTATCCATACAATCAAAAATTAACAGATTTTTTTGACGACAAACAAGTTGAAATGGAAAAGTCAGGAAAGAATGAATATGTTTTAACATCTGATGAGGTTGAGAATTTTTCACCAAATGAAGTTAAAAAAACCTTTAATATTTACGACGAGACTGAAGAAGAATAATTAAAGAATAATTAAAGAAAGGGAACTCACAAGGTTCCCTTTTTCATTTGACAATACCAAAAAATCACTTATACTTGTTATAGATAAAAGAGATAAAAATTTAAAACAAAAATCTATGGCAAACTCAATTGATGCGGTACTGGCACAGTACGAAAAGAACTCACAACCGAGTTCACAAAGACAAAACATTTCACAAGAGGACAGAATGAAAAAGTATTTTTCAGCAATCCTTCAGAAGAATGAAAAATCAGCCCAAAAAAGAATTAGAATTTTACCAACAAAAGATGGTTCATCGCCATTCGTTGAGGTTTGGTATCACGAGATTCAAGTTAATGGGCAATGGGTTAAGTTGTATGACCCAGACAAAAATGACAACGAAAGATCGCCTTTAACGGAAGTTTACAATGAACTTATTCAAACCGGAAAAAAAGAGGATAAAGATTTGGCATCACAATACAGAGCACGTTTATTTTACATTGTTAAAGTTATTGACAGAGACAATGAACAAGATGGCGTTAAATTTTGGAGATTCAAACACAATTACAAACAAGAAGGTGTACTTGACAAAATCCTTCCAATTTGGAAAGCCAAAGGTGACGTAACCGATTCAGAAAAAGGTAGAGACCTCATCATTGAATTAATCAAAGCAAAAACACCACAAGGAAAAGAGTACACGGTTATTCAAACAATTATGTACGATGACCCATCACCACTTCACGAAGATAAAGAAATCAAAGAAGGTTGGTTACAAGATGAGTTAACTTGGAATGATGTATACTCCAAAAAACCAGTTGAATATTTGGAAGCGGTAGCGGTTGGTGAAACGCCAATTTGGAACTCTGAACTTAAAAAATATGTTTATGGTGAAGAAGCCGAAATCTCATTGGGTGGTGCACAAAAAGAAGAAGAAGTGGTGGTTGTTGACCCACAAGCAAATGATGAACCCTCTGAGGACTTACCTTTCTAAAAATAGTTAGCCATGAATAAGATAGCACAAAAGATGTACGAAGCTCTGACCTTGAAATATAGGTCAGAAATGGCTGAAGCTGAAGCCACATTATTGGTTTACTTCAATAACTCAGTTGGGATTGGTGAACACCCACAACATTTGGAGGAAATGGATAGGTTTGTTGAGAAGATGACAAACGCAAAGGACAAACTTGAAATGTTGGAAACGGTCTATAGGTATAACATCAAAAAGGACGAGAAATTTGAAATCACCGAAGATATGTTAAAAATATTAAACGAACAAACAAAACAAGATGGCAATCAAGAAGAAGGAAATCAATTTTAATGATATAAAAAATAAATTTTCCACAAAAACAAAATACAAGGAAACCCAGTTTTATAATTGTGGAGAAGCCTTTATGGATGCGTGTGGATTACCTGGACCTGTAATGGGGGGAATTTCAATGTTTTTAGGGCACAGTAATGCTGGAAAGACCACTGCAATGATTTTGGCAGCAACCGATGCCCAACGTAAGGGACATTTACCGGTGTTTATAATCACCGAAAAAAAATGGTCTTGGGATCATGCCGTTGAGTTAGGATTAGACGCTAAAAAAAACGAAGATGGGGAATGGGAAGGTATGTTTATTTTTAACGATTCTTTTGATGTTATTGAACAAGCTACGGATTTTATAAATGATGTTTTAGATGCACAGGAGAAAGGTGATATACCGTATAATTTGTTATTTTTATGGGATAGCATTGGTAGTATCCCATGTCAGATGACATACGATGGTAAGGGTGGTGGAATGTTTAATGCGAAGGTATTAGCTGATAAGATCGGAATGGGTATACATTCTAGAATTACAAAATCTAAAAAAGAGGATTACCCTTATTATAATACTTTAGTTATTTTGAACCAACCATGGGTATTACTCCCTGATAATCCTTTTGGTCAGCCTGCAAAAAATGGTAGAAAAATTTCATTTGCAATACGAACTAAAATATCTATATTGAAAAACCACGTTAATGGTTTAGGTTTTAAGGATTCTAAAATAATTGCTGTTCATAATGGGTTTATTGGTGATACAAAAGAAGCTCTTGATAAGTATAAAAAAGACTATTCAGATTATTGGGCAAATAAAATGGGTGGAAATGAATTCACTTTAGAAGAGTCAAAAAATGATGATTTTGAATAAAAAAATTCTATAAATTCTATATTTTTATTATTTTACTGATATTTATTAATATATGGGAAGAAAAAAAATTAAAGACGAGGAAAAAAAAGTTAAAATTGGTGTCACGGTTGAACCGTATATTCCACAACATTTTAAAGACAAATCCATTAATCTTTCTTCCCTAGTTAATAAACTATTGAAGGAATATATTAAAAATGGAAACGAAAATTGATTGATACAAAAAAATACTATATTTTTATTATAAAAAAAAACAAATGGACAAAAAGTTAAAAGTAATATCATTATTTTCCGGTTACGGAACACAGGAGCTAGCACTTAAATATTTAGGTGTTAATTATGAAGTTGTTTCTAATTGTGATAATTTCAGACCAGCCAATGAATGTTATGACGTTTTACATAAAACGACAAATGGTAATTTGGGTGATATTAAAAAAATTGATGAAACAAAATTCCCAGAATGTGATTTATTAACATACTCCTTCCCATGTTTTACTAAGGATACACTTGTTTTAACTAGTACTGGACACAAAAATATTATAGATGTTGAAATTAATGATTTAGTTTTAACACATACTAACACATACAAAAAAGTTACAAATAAATTTGAACAAGGAAAAAAAGAAATATGGAAAATAAAATCACCTATATTTAATGAGTTAAAAACAACTGAAAATCATAGATTTTATGTTAGAACTAAGATAGACGGTGATAAAAATAATATAACAGAACCACACTGGAAAGAGTGTAAAGATTTAACAAGTAATGACTATCTTGGGGTTGCTATTAATCAAAATAGTATTATTCCTAAATGGGATGGTATTAGTTTTAAGTGGAAAGATGGTAGAAAAACAAGACACAAAAATGAATTATCTAGTTATATGGATAATAAAGATTTTTGGTGGGTAATTGGAAGATACATTGGTGATGGTTGGTTAAGACACCAAGGAGGTATAATAATTTGTTGTACAAACAGAAATGACAAAGAACTTAAAGAAATTAGTGAAAGATTAGAAAAATTACAATTTAACGCAACAGTTGTTAGAGATGGGTCAACATATAAGATACATTTACCAAAAAAAGAAATAGGTTTATTTGTGTCTCAGTTTGGAAAATACGCACACGGTAAACATCTAAATAATACTGTTTTAGATTTACCTACGAATTTATTGGAGTCTTTTATTGAGGGATATTTTTCTGCTGATGGGAACGTTAAAAAAGACAATACTAATAGTATTTCAAGTACTAGTAGGGAGTTAATTTATGGTATTGCACAATGCGTTAGTAAAGTGTATCGGGTACCATATTCCATTTATAGATCAGAAAGACCCCCAACTTGTATCATTGAAAATAGAGTCGTTAATCAAAGACCATCATACGAAATAAGATTCAAAATAGGGGAAATAAAAAGAAATAAAATATTTTATGATAACGGATATGTTTGGTCTAAAGTGATAGATGTTGAAAATACATTGACTAGTGATTTTGTTTATGATATTGAAGTTGAAGAGGATCACTCTTTTACCGCTAATGGTTGTATTGCCCATAATTGTCAAGATATTTCAATTTCTGGAAATCAACAAGGGATAAAAGAAGGGACAAGAAGTGGATTATTGTTTGATGTTGAGAGAATCCTTTCAACTAACAGACCGAAGTATCTACTTATGGAAAATGTCAAAAACCTTGTTTCCAAAAATCACATTGATAACTTTCAAAAACACATCTATTACTTACGAGGTCTAGGTTACACATCTTATTGGAAACTTTTAAACGGAGCTGATTTTGGTTGTCCCCAAAATAGAGAACGTGTTTTTATGATTTCAGTATTACACGGAGACTCAGACGAGGTCAAACAAAAAATGGAAAATGTAAACAATCACAAAAAACCGAGAGTTCCGATGCGTTCATTTATTGATGAAAATTTTAATCCCGACTTAATTGTTGATTGTAATTACACACCTCATCAACCAAAAAAAGATACCATTTGTAGATTAATCGCAAGAAGGGATGACATAAGTTATGATCAAGCCAGAAGGATTTATTCGGTTGACGGATGTTCCCCAACTTTAACGACAAGTGGTTCACCCCAAATTATGACAGAAGACGGTCGTGTAAGAACAATCACCGCAAGGGAAGGTTATCGGTTTATGGGTGTTAAAGAAGAAGACATTGATTTGTTACTATCAACATCGTTATCAAACACCGCCCACGTATCTTTGGCCGGAAACTCAATTTGTGTCCCGGTAATGGAAGCTATTTTTTCTGAGTTCTTCTCAGATTATATTTCAAAAAACAAACCAGTATTGTCAAACCCCCTTAATGAAATAATCAATGACTAAAACCTTATTGGTTGACGGTGACAACCTTTTAACGATTGGTTTTTATGGTGTTAAAGGATATTTCAATGGTGTTGAACACGTTGGTGGTATTTGGCACTTTTTAAATACCTTACGTAGGTTCATTGATGAAGATAACTTCAACAAAACCGTTGTGTTTTGGGATGGTGAAACAAGTTCATCACAAAGACGAATGGTATATCCGAACTATAAGTTAAATAGAAAAAGATCTGAGGATGAAAATCTGGAGTTATCTTACAACAAACAAAAACAACGAGTTAAACAATATTTGGAAGAAATGTTCGTTAGACAAGTTGAGTTTGAAAATTCGGAAGCCGATGATTTAATTGCCTATTATTGTAAA